ATCATCTACCCAATGAGATAAATTTTCCATGTACACAGGTGTTTTAAAATATTCTTGAAATACCATCATACAAAGGGTCTCCCTTGATGCCAATTAACTAAAGAGTATCTTGTTCCAGATGTAACAGGTGTAACTCTATGCCACACAAAAGAAGGAAACACTACTATTGTTCCTTTTACTTTAGCATCTTGAATAAATACAATATTATCTTCTCGTTCTGGGTTACTTAAATTTATTTCAAAGTCACCACCTTCGTATTCATCGCCATCTACTAAAGCAACAATCATAGATAATTTTCTTATTTTACCATTAGGCCCTATATCTTTACCAGAATCAGTGTGCCAATTATAATGTTGTTTTTTAGAACCTTCATATTTTGTAAATTGACAAGATTCTGACCAATCCCAATGATAATTCCAACCAGCATTTCTATTTGCTATTTCAACATAGGGTTGAATTTCTCGATATATCCATCTAGAATCCATCCAAACTACATTAGAATTTCTTGTTTTTTCTAATTTTTTTTCTATACTAGGAGTTAATTCTTTACCTCTATAACCCCAAGTTTTTGCTTTTTCATCTTTTAAAGATTTACCATACTCTAGAATATCATCACATATTCTTTTTGGTAAAGCTCCTTTAAAAGTCCACCAATAATTATTTAATATCATTTTTAAAGTAGTTGAAATTGAAAAGACAATGCAACCACTGCTTTGTCATTAATATTTTTTGGTATAAAATGTTTTAAATATGATGGAAATATTATTAATTTATTTTCTTCTAAATTTTCTTTCCATCGTAATTTCTTATTTCTTCCAAATTCATATTCAAAAATAACGTTTAAATTTTTTTCTTCTTTTGTCAAGCAATATAAAACAGATATTTCCGGTGAGTTTTTATAGTCCCATTCATTAATGTGATGATGCGAACCTAAACTTTCATTTTTTAGTAAAACTATCGCACCTCTTTTTATCATTATAGGAGTAGCATTGTACTCCCCTCTATAGTGATCTCTTATATAATCATGAAGCCATGCTAAATGTTGATGATCACTTAAATGTACATAATTATAATCTGGATACCAATCTTCATTACTTAATCTATTACCGAGTGCATAATTTTTTATAGCATTTGTTAATAATTTTTTTTTATTTATTTTAAGAAGATTAGAAACTTTATGAGTTATAACAAATTGTTCTGATAGAACTTTTTTGTTAAACATACATTACAAAGATACCCATGATGAAGAACTAACATCCCAACGAAAGTTTCCTTGTGGATCTTCTACATCATTTGCTATCCAACGAGTATTAGTTTCATCCCAACCAATTGAGTAATATTTTTCGGGGTCTCCATAAGTTTTAACACTTGGATAAGCTACAGGAGCTGCCCAAATACAAGTAGTTTCATTAAGTATCCATGACGCATATGGTTTTGGTGCGTAAAAAGCGTCTCTATCCTCATCATAAATATAACCAATTGCTGCATAATTTTTACGAAAAGGTGTTCCACCTTTATTATGTACATTAGCACTTGTATTATATGATGTTTGTTTCCATAAAGGCCAACCGTGTATTCTCTCTAAAAACTGTACTCCTACAGATTCATCTTCGTTGCCATCAGCGTTTTTACAATCTGCATCAGCAACGACTTCAACACTTATAACCTTTGAGTTAATTCCTAATTTTGCAAAATGTGCCATATCTATTCTCCTATAATATATTAAAAATATTTTTTTGTTAAGTATTAATTTTTTTTATTGAAATTTGTACCTTACTATTACTACGCCAGAACCACCATTACCACCAGCGGTATTATTATGGGCACCGCCGCCGCCACCTCCAGTGTTAGCACTTCCAGCAGCAGCTGCTACATTACCTTGAGCGCCTTGGCTACCTCCATTACCGCCGCCGCCAGCGCCGCCAGATCCTCCCACTGGGACATTTCTTCCAGAACCCGGAGTATATTGTCTTGTACCTCCGCCTCCGCCAGCATAAGTAACAGAAGTACCATTAATTGAATTTGAAGTACCTGCACCACCACACGCACCCATATTTGTAGAGGGATCACTTCCGGGTGTTTGACCAGTGTCTCCTACCGCACCGGCACCGCCGCCGCCACCTCCAGTAGAGCCACAGTTAGGACCACTAGAACCAGCACCGCCATTATTACCTTGTGAAGGACTTACTGGGGGTGTATTACCCGCACCACCATCATTAGAAATAGGAGAACCTGATCCAGTGCCGCCGCCACCGCCAGAACCACCACTACCACCATCGCCATGTCTAGTGCCACAAAATGTATGAACAGGAGAACCACCATAACCACCGCCAGCAGATGTGATAGATGAAAAAATTGAATTACCACCATTTGTGCCTATTGGGTCTCCGGGGTTGTTACCACCATCTACTCCGCCAGCGCCAACAGTAATTGGATATTCTTGAGCGGATACAGGCAAACCACCTGTGGCTGGTTGAGGAAAGTTTGTTCTAAAACCTCCACCGCCGCCACCGCCGCCAGAATTTGCTCCACCGCCGCCACCTGCGGCTACGACTAAATAGTCTACACTATTAGACCCTTTTGAATTACCCGCACTTGTTACTTCAAATGTTCCACTACTGGTAAACGTATGTATTTTAAAATCGCCAGATGTTGTAATACTTCCGCCAGTTGCGGCAACAAAAACGGCTGCTTCTAAATCTGAAACATTGGATTCTACGGTGTATACCCATCCTTTAGTAGAATCAACGTAAACTAAAACTACTGATGCTCTAATAGTTGATATAACAGAGTTAATAGCTAAACCTTGAATGTTATGACCATTTCTACCAATAGTTAAATTATTAGAATTAAATGTTCCCGTGTAATCTTTAAAAGCTACAATATCTCCAATTTCAGCACTAGCTGGTAAAGTTGCTGTTATTGCAGCACTTGTTGTATTAATAAAGTAACCTTTACCTACTTCTGCTGTAAAGTTGGAAGTTTTTGCAGTTGTATCCCAATTAATACCTCCTGCTGATTCTTTTACTAATCCAGAAGATCTATTTAAATTTTGTGATATTATACCTGTCATATTATTGAAATTTGTATCTTATTATTACTACGCCAGAGCCACCACTTGCACCTCCTGCATTATTACAGTTACCACGACCACCGCCACCGCCCGTTCCAGTGTTTGCACCACCAGCTGAGGGTGATGCAGGACTTCCAGCGCCACCTACAGAACGAGTAACAGGAGAAGCATTTATAGTGCTTGTTGTTCCCGAACCGCCAGCTCCAGCAGGACCGTTTGCACCGGCACTGCCAGCTCCACCGCCTCCAGCTCCACCATGAAGTGGAGGAGATCCAGTTCCACCAGCATTACCTTGAGGAGGACTAACAGGGGGAGTGTTACCAGCTCCCGGATTAGCATTAAAAGGGGCTGGTCCAGTATTTGGTCCACCACCACCTCCAGAGCCACCAGCAGGAGCAGGATTTCCACCTGTTCCAGCGCCACCACCACCGCCAGCAGATGTAATTGTAGAAAAAGTTGATGTCGATCCTACTCCACCAGCAGCACTTGCGCCATTAGGGTTGCCACCTCCTCCAGATGCTCCAGCGCCAACTGTTATAGGATAAGCTTGAGCTGAAACAGGTAAACCACCTGTGGCTGGATTTGGAAAAGATTCTCTATATCCTCCAGCACCGCCTCCGCCTGCTGTTCCATTACTAGGACCACCAGCACCGCCTCCGCCGCCGCCACCGGCAACTACAAGGTGATCGACCGTGTTAGAGCCACAAGCATTTCCTGCGTTTGTTACTGTAAATGTTCCACTTGAATTAAACGTATGTATCTTAAAATCCCCCGAAGTTGTAATTGTTCCTCCAGTTGCGGCAACAAATGCCGTTGCATCTAAATCGCCTACATTAGATTCTTCAACAAAAACCCATCCTTCAGTTGAATCTACATACACACAAACTACAGACGCTCTATTTGTTGATATTGTAGAATCAGAAGCATTACCTTGAATTTTTTCGCTGTTTCTTCCTATTGTTAAATTGTTAGTTGCAAAACTAGCTGTGTAATCTTTAAAAGCGACAGCGTCACCTGCATTAGGAGATGCTGGTAATGTTGCTGTAATAGCACTACTACTAGTATCTACTAAATAACCTACGCCAGCTTCTGCTGTAAAATTACTAGTTTTTTCTGTTGTATCATATTTTACGTTAGCACCACTTGTACCTTCTTTTATTTTACCAGATGACCTTCCTAAATTATCTACTACTTTTCCACTCATATTATGCTTGATATTTGTATCTTATTATTACTACGCCAGAGCCACCAGAGCCAGCAGGATTTCCACCGCTACCGCCCATGCCATCACCGCCATCACCCTTGTTAGTTCCTCCGTTATTAGAAGATGTATCTGTATGTAAAGCGCCTCTACCACCACTAGCATAAGTTACAGGTGAAGCTGAAATACTGTTTGCTTCACCACCACCGCCAGCAGCTCTAGGGGCTGATCCAGTTGAATTTGCACCGACACCTCCTTTGCCACCACCACCGCCACCAGTGGTTACAGTAAAACCTAAATTACCTGTGCCTGTTCCTCCGTTATTACCTTGAGATGGACTTACAGGAGGAGTATTTCCTGCACCAACTGAACCGCCAGCACTTGCACCGCCTCCAGAACCACCATTAGCACCGTCTCCGGGATTTACAGCTCCTCTTCCACCACCGGCAGATGTTATACTAGAAAAAACTGAATTTGAACCCGATGTTGCGGCTCCACCAGCTCCACCTACTGTGATAGGATATTCTTGAGCTGAAACGGGCAATCCGCCTGTAGCAGGTTGAGGAAAGTTTGTTCTAAGACCTCCAGCTCCACCGCCACCGCCGCCTAAACCACAGCCACCAAAGCCAGCTCCACCGCCGCCTCCAGCAACAACTAAATAATCCACAGTGTTTGAGCCCGATGATTGACCAGACGCAGTAACTGTAAATGTACCAGAACTAGTAAATGTATGAATTTTAAAATCTCCAGATGTAGTAACCGTTCCACCTGTTGCGGCAACAAACGGAGGTGATAAATTAGCAACATTAGATTCGTTAAGAAATACCCAACCTTCAGTTGAATCTACAAACAATAATGTTGCAGATGCTCTAGCTGTATTTAAAATAGAATTAGTGCTTCTACCTTGCATTTTAGAACTGTTTCTATTTATAGTAAGAGCATTACTTCCAAAAGTAGCTGCATAGTCTTTAATAGATACTAAAGCTCCGGCATTTGGAGAAGATGGTAAAGTTAATGTTATTGCACCATCAGTAGTATTAACAAAGTATCCTTTTCCTGCTTCAGCAGTAAAATTCGAAGTTTGAATGGATTCAACCCAACTTACTCCAGCGCCTCCACTAGCAGCTTTTGCTAATCCGGAAGATCTTGCAGAATTGTCTGTTAATATTCCACTCATAGATTTTTACTTGTTATCTTGTTTGATCTAAATAATTTACAATAATATCTACGTTTGCTGAGTTTGCAGTAGCTGCACAAAGATGATCTGTATCTTCTATTACCAACCTATCGTTGAATACAAAAGTTTCATTAGCTCCTAGAGCTTGATCTGATAATACTTCGTAGTCTGTGCCTCCTCCATCATCATCAATATATAAATCAAAAGTTTCAGCCGCTCCTGCTGTTTCTGTGACTACTATTGAAAGAATGACGTAAGTATGTCCATCAACTCCATTTATCAAAACAGATTCAGAGTTTGAAACTGCTGCTGTATGAGAAACTTTAAATACTTCACTTGCCATTTATACCTCCTATCATATTAAAATCCGAACACTGCTGCTTTACCAGTGCTTGTTATATCTGGACTCATGGTTCCATTATTCACTATAGTTGATCCTGCCGCTATTGTAAATGTATTTGCTGTAAATTGAAAATCATCTGCACCAGCTATTCTAATGTCTATTTGATCATCTGTGTCTGCTGTAATTGATGTATCTGCATCAGCGTCTAATATTAATTCTTTACCATTTAAATCCATACCATTATTAGGAAGTAATTTTCCTGCATCTGACATATCAATTGTTAAAGCTGTGATAGCAGATCCGTTATCGTCACCTTTTATAATTAAATCTTTATCTTGAGTGCTTACAGTAAGAACAGCGTCTGTGGAGCTATTACTAATATCTAATATAGATGTTCCATCATCTTTAAATATAATATTAGCACCATTAGCATCTAAAGTTATATCTCCTTCGGCATCTATGAGTAAATCAGCACCGTCAGATATAGTGCTTCCATTTATTGTAATATCGTCAACAGTAAGTGTAGTTAATGTTCCTAAAGAAGTAATGTTTGATTGAGCCGCACCCGTTACTGTAGCCGCAGTTCCAGATACATTACCAGTAACATCTCCAGTTAAAGGACCTGCAAAAGCATCTGCTGTTACAGTACCATCAAAGAAACCGTCTTTAAATTCAACGCCACTACTACCAAGGTCTAAAATATTATCAGCACCCGGTGTTAAAGCACCATCTGTAAGTATTAATTGTTTTTCATTTCCTGCGTAAAAGTTAATTGTATCAGCAGTTTCAAAATCTATTTTTGTTTCGTTATCTTCACCAATCTTAACATCTGTTGCTAATATTGATGTAATTCCTGTTTGTGCCGCGTCTACACTTAATGTGTTGGTTGATAAACTTACACCAGTTCCTGCTGTAAAAGCAGTTTTAGACATTGCTATTGCGGCAGAACTATTAATATCCGCATTAACAATAACACCAGAACCAATCGCTGCTGTTCCATTTGCTGCTATGGTTATGTCACCAGATATAGCAACAGGATTAAAGTTTGTGCCATCACCAATAAGAGCTGCACCACTAGTGTTAGTATTCATGGTGATATCATCACCAGTAATTGTTAAATCACCTGTAACAGTTAAGTTACGTCCTATCGTTACATCATTACTTGCATCTTCAAATATTAATTTACTTGCCGGTATTGTACAAAATACGTCTTTGGTACCTGCTGCAAAATCAACAGCGCTATCACTATTAGAAGAAGATATAACTGTTGTACGTGTAAGATCTGAACTATCACCGTCTAGTGTGCCTAAACCTACTTCAAATTCGTTTGCTGTTTGATGAACAATAGCATAGTATGTTGTATTACTATTACCTACACCAGCAGCAAAAGTTTCAAAACCAGTTACCGCACCAGCAAGAGATACAGCACCTGTTCCCGTCGTGGTAGTTGTTTCTTTTACTCTATCATTAATGACTAAAGCCATTTATTTTCCCCTATGCTAATCGTAATATAGCGTTACTTGCATCAGCCGCTGGAAATTGAATTGTAAATGTTCCACTCGTAGATGTTTTATCACCGCCAAAATCTAAAATACAAACTGCTTTGTTAGAATTAGAACTATTGTAAATCATGGCTCCTCTGGCAGTGATAGTAGCTGATGTAAAAGATATATCAGCAAAATCACAAATAGCAGTGGTACCTGAAGTTGTTGGCGTTACACTGGTTAATGATCCTCCACCTGACGAATAAGATCCTGAATCAGAAACTTCATTAGATGTGGTAAAAGCAGTGGTTGAAGCATCTAGAGAGGCAGAACTTGTATACAATGCAATTTTAAAAGTATCGCCTGATGAAGCAGTAAAGTTATGTCCTTCAACAAGTAATTCTTGTTTAAAACTTGTGCATACAGCTTGTGTTATGGCCATGTTTATTCTCCTCTAGTATTTGTTTTAACAGATTGCATAGGGAATTTAAGTTCTCCATGCATGTATTCATCTCGTCTGTGCCTTCCAGTTTGTTCAACTATTAGTTCCTGTATGGCACGTTGATAAGATTGTTCGTATAATTGCAGCATTTCCGCTGGTCCCTTTAAAAATTTAAAGGCTTCTGCAAGACATCCATAAAGCAATGCCATTGGAGCATTGTCACCCAACCATGAGGTTGCGTTAGAACTAGACAGTCTTGTTGGTAATCTAGTAATTCCTAATTCCACGTTATACGCTGAATCCGGTGTAGGCGCAAGATATATTGTGTTTTGATCCCACCATGACCAATATCTTGGTGTGCCTGTGGCAGTTCTATCGGGCCAATATTCATTCATGTAACTAAGATCACGATGTTCTAAAAAATCTCTTGTAGGAGTGCCTGAAGCAGGCCATATGTGAACTGTTCTTATTGTAGCTAATGATGTTGGATCTGGTGACGTGCCACCAGGTAACGATAAAAATGGATTACTAGTAACAAGATTAGCTGATTGATGTGATTTAAAAGCGTCTAAATCAGCTTCTTTTAGTATTCTATTTTCCGTGTGTTCTATAAAATCATTTGTTCTTGTAGATGTTAATACATCTGTACTAACTTCTGTATAATCTAATATTTGCTGTGTTAATTCTGCGTATGTAGTCATTAGTTACTCACCGTTACTGGACCAGCAGACACTCTTCCTCCGCCACCTTTTACTAATCTTGAAGGTGCTAATCCGCCAGTTGATATACTGTAAAAATCATCGTCTATTTTTGTTATACTATGACCACTTTCACTGTCCATATCAACAACAAAAATGTCCACAACATTTCTAAATCTAACAGTGTCTCCTGTAGATCTGCCATGTCCTGGTTCAAAAACTTTTATAACATCAGTAAAAACTTCATGTCTAAATGGATCAAGCGGCAACAATCTTTCTGTTGCTGGTTCTTCTCTTGCTGGTCTTGGAAATTGTAAGGGTTCCGCATCAGGAGAATGTTTGTTGGGCCTATCCTGTGGTGTTTTAGGCTCAAACTCACTTTTGTGAACACGTGCACCATTCCATTCCACGACCATTTCTTTGTATGGAATATCCATACCACTACGATCAGAAATAAATTTAGCATATTTACCTGTTGCGTAAGCCATTTAATTTACCAATTACTTTTATTCTTACTAGACCAATGATACTTGCCACCCTTAGTAGCTGCACCCATACCTTGAACTGTACCGTGTATCTCACCTTCTGCTATAGAAATAGTTTTTTCTTTTTCTTTTGGTTTAGCAGTAGGTATAGAATTAGTACCTCTATGACTCCAATTACTTTTTACTCCACCAGTAGATCCACTAGCGTTAGCAGTTTGGGTATTCCAGTTTTTATTACTCATTCTTCCTCCTTTTTACATTCACAGTTGCCACATTGGCACTGTCCTCCGCAACACGAACCGCCATTACTACAATGACATTCGTGATCACAATGTTTACATGTTGGCATATTACCTCCTATGGTGTGTACGCCCGTGCTGGTTCAACTCTAAAAGAAACCCTTTCTCTGTCGTTTTCAGAAGCACGCTTAAATTCTTCATCATACACCGCCTTTAAGTTTGCACTTAACATTGGTGCTCTTTTTAAACTTATATAGTATGCTAATCCAGCCGTCAAACAAGGAAGAAAATAGAATGGTACATCAGCGTTATTTGTATAGCTACCCGCATCTTCTATTCTACCAATATAAAAATACTTAAATATGTAAGCTTTATCTGGACTAGGATACAAAAACAATGTCATATCATTTTCTGGCCTACCACTACTGGACGAACCTCCAGTTGTAACTGTACCAGGAACTAAAGCAAATTGTGTAGGTCTTGCATCACCTGTTGATGCATTTTCTTTCTTGCTTAAATTCATATATTCAGTTCTAGAAATTCTATTCATAGCAACATCTGTAGTGCTACTATCTCCTTCTAAATTAGAAGTTGCACCTGCTGTAGTTGTTACAACAGCATCTACTATGTCTACCACTTTTTGATCAATAGGATAATAATTTGTACCAGCAGTTAATGTTTGTGTTGCATATGTTATGGTCCATAAATTTAAACCACGGTTTGCCCACTCTGCTAACATTAAGTTCATAGATCTTCTAGCAGTTTTTAAATCATAACCACTACGAGTTTCTAATTGACATCTCTCGTATGCCTCTTCTATTATTTCCTCAATCGAAAGATTAAAGGTTTGTGTGCCTGAATAAGCCATTTAAACCTTTAGTAAATCTTTTGAAATTCAGCTACAACTGTGTACATGTTGCCACTATCAGCAGCACCAGGCACGACAAAATTAACATCACTTTGATTACTGTTGCTAGATTTATCTGCCGGTATGCCGCCAAATTCTCTAAAATCCCAATACCCTGTTCCTGTTAATCCTATTATAGGAATATCTCCATCTGAATCTTCTTCATCTAGACGCGCATAAGAGTCACCTCCATCGCCTCCTTGGCAAGAAAACCAAACTCTAAGTAATCCTAAGTGTGCCACAGCAGTTCCGTCTGCTCTTGCGTCTAGTTCTGACACATCGCCAAAAACTGTTGTTGCTCCTGTTCCGTCTGATTGATTGACTATTTTGATTGTAACGCGAGCGTCATTTTGTTGTAGGATAGTCGGTCCTGTAACTGTATCTGCCATGTTCCCTCCTTAATCAAGAACTGTGGGGCCGTAGCCCCACATTATTAGTTTTACTGATCAGCAAACGCTGGTGCAGTTGTTGATGTTACACTACCAAAAATTTGATAATTAGTTGCGTCTTTTCCAACAATAGTAATGTCAAATGCTTGTGGTACATTTACTTGAATACTACTGTTTGAGTTACCATCAGAGAAAACTGAACTGATTGCATTGTCAGAATCATGAAAAGAAACTCCACCAATGTAAAA